GATTTTCTTTTGCATCATTTTAGCTGCAATAAGTGCTGGGCTAAAAGTAATTGAAGTAGGTGTCTTACCTACACCAGCACGAATATTATCAATGTCACCAAGTTTATCTTTTAGAGGACCCATACTTTCTAGCAGTGTCTTAGCTGTAGAACCTGCCGGAAACTCCTTACCATCAGATGCAAACCCATAGGGGCTAACAGTTTTTTCTAGGTCGGATTTACGTAGCTCCTCAGGTTCTTTAGGGTCAAAGTGTAAATCTGCAACTACGCCCTCTGGCAATTCAGTAGGATCAACTGTAAGAGGAAACTTTTGACCTGCAAATAGTACGTCAACAATCTGACCATATGCAGCCAGTGTTTTAGTTTTTGTTACTTTAATAAACACACGAGACTTTTCTGCCTCTGTAAATTGAACATCTGGGCCGTAAAGACCACGATAGTTACGATAAGCTCGTAACCAACGGATTTCATCTTGTTGACGATAGTCATCTGCACGATTATACTTTTCCATAATAAATGGAATAATTTTAGAAGTGTCGGCGTCATCAATCGTAGAATTGTCACTATCTTCTAGCACAATTGCGTCATCTTCAATAAAGCCTTCGCTATCTTCAGCCATTTAATTTTCCTTAATATCCAAAGGTAGCATCTGCTACCCTCATGCTGTTAGAGGGACCACTGTTAGGATCATAATCCCATATACTAAAACGTGGTCTTGACATAATACCATACCGTAGTGCATCATACAAGTGGTCTTCTGAGGTTGTATCAATATCTTCTGGGTTTCGTTTATCAATAGGCAGAGCAGGTAATTGAGATATCATGTTACTACAAGTATTAAAAAAGATAAGTCTAGGTTCTTCTGTAAACTCATCTACCTGTAACCGCCTGTGTATTTCGTTTTTACCTGCTACACGTGAGCCTTTAGAACGGTCTGATGGACGCCAACGACATCCCTTCTGTATCATTTGCTCAGCTAGTGACGGACCTGTATCACCACGTTTATGCCAAAGGGAGCTATCAAGTACACCGTACTTAATGTTACCATCTTCAGCTTCTAAGTTAAGTACCATCTCCGCAAGGTCTGCAGCAAGTACCTTAGTAACATATAATTCACGATACACTACTAGCTGTTCACTTGGAGATACTGCAAACCAGACTACGCCTGACTTACTTCCGTATCCATAGTCACATGCCCTAAACTTAACCCAGTTAGATGGTATCTTAAAGGGTTCGACTACGTGTAGGTTTCTATCAAACTCTGTAAAGGCTGCGCCTTCTTTGATGTCCCAATCACCGTCTAGTAACTGCCTACGCTGTTGTTCCGGTAAGGATAGAAGCATTGCTTCGTAGTCACCTTGCTCAGCTAGGTAGGGGTTATCTCGCAATCGTGCAGGAATAAACTTACGTTTAAAAAGTGCCTTACCTGCTTTTTCATGTCCTGCAGGGTAGCGTAGTACTTCGGTAGTTTCAATATCTGTAGCGTCAAAGGCTAAACCGTATGCAGCGGGATCAATGAACATCTTCTTAACCCAATGATGTCCTCTGCCGCCGGGGTTAGTAGTTGCCCTCATGTATACGGGAAGGTCTTTAGCTGTAGACCTCAAGCGACTCCTCATATAGTTCCAAGCAAAAGGGCTAGGCCACTGAGTAAGTTCGTCAAAGCCTATCCAGCTAAATGCCAAGCCTTGATAACGAAGTACGTCATCTTCTTTATCTAGGTAGGACATCCACAGTCTGGCACCAGAGGGTGCAGTCCACTGCATCTTACGTTCTGACCATTTAATACCGGGCCAAATCTTTGGGTACATTTCCTGAGACTTAAAGATAAGTTCCCGTAGTTCTTCCGTAGTATGGCGGAGGAGTAATCCTGAGAAGGCTGGGTGCCCCATAAAGCGTAAAGGGTCAGCTAACATAGCGTAACTCTTTCCACCCCCTGCAGAGCCTCCATATAATACCTCACGTTCACTTGCCGCTAGGAAGTCTGTTTGAGGGCCAGCATTAGGCTTAAAGATAATATTATGCTGCTCTTCTACTGGAGCAAACTCGTCATATACAATCTTTGGTTCTTCAGGCTGCTTCTTCTGAACCTTCTTGGTCTTTGCTTTGCTTTGCACCGAGCCTTGTGCGCTCGATTTCTTCCGCCTTGGCGATTGCCTTTTTGGCATAGTCTGCCCATCTGCGAAGGCTTCCAGCTTTGTTTTTTCTTTGTCGCTCATTGTCCAACCGTTTCTTGAGTCCTACGTGCGATATGTCTCTGCCAGTATTCCTAGCCAACCAATTCGCCACTTCACGATACGAATACTGTTTTAAGTATTTCTGCGCTTGCGTAAGCATATCAAGTTCGTGGCTAATTGGCAAGAGTATTCCATTATCATTAGGGTCTAATTCGTAACCAAAAGGAATTGTTCTTGCTACACGTGGAATTGCAACCCATTCGTTATCTTCTTTGAGGTCGGTTGGTTGGGGTAATTTCCATGTACCTACAGATTTAGTCATCGCAGGTACAGGCACTCATGTTTTTTCCACACACACATTCTTCTTTATCTGTGGGGTTCTTGGCTGGCATAAGCATTACACCGCCCTTAGCTTCTATCTGTACCTTCTCAGTTTTAACAAGGCCAGTACGATCTAGCAGTTCTTTAGCTGCTGCCATCTTATCACGAATACCTAACTCAGTAGGATCATACAAAGCACCTACCATAGCCATAGCTGCTTTTGGTACATTACGTGCTAGGTAACTGTGTGTTACATCAATAATTTCTTCTTTAAGACTATTGGTAATTTCCGTGTTAGTAGTATTGGCAGAGTAACCCGCCATGAGTTTGGCAGTAGTAATGTCTCCACCTGCCTCGTCCATTAGGACTGCTAAAAACTTTTGTTGGCGTTCTGTTAACTCACGTGCCATATTACTTCCTTTACATTAACTCAAAGTGTGGGCCATCAATAAAGGGTCTACGACCTTCACTGCGACGAAGATCAATATACTTCATCATTGCATCTTCGGCTGTACCTTCGTATGTACAAATGTCACCCTCTGACCATGCGGCACCCCACTTGATTGCTACACCAAGTTCCTTAGCTGCCTCTTTCATTGCGTCACATAGATCGTCATAGACGTTGAGTTCCCAACAACCTTTACCATCTACATAGGCCATCAGATCAACTGCCCTGCCTACAAGGTGTTTAGATTTCATAGTCTGCGATTTGCCTGCAGCTACAAGTTTACGTTGCTCTGCTTGTGTACGCATACCATAGATAACTCCGAAGTCTATTTTCGTAAGTTCAATGGCACGTTTAACTACAGACACAAGGTTCTCGTCTACGCCTTCCATCTTGTCAAGGCTACGTTGTGATAAGTTAAACGCCACGGGTACTACCCTCAAGAACTTTAGGAGTATTCCCACGACCTTTTGGACGTAGGGAAGTTGTGGGTGCCTTAACCTTATCCTTTGTTAACTTTTGTGCAGCCATAATAGAAGCTGGTTTATATTTCTTTTTAGCTGCAGCAATACCGTTAGCTGTAATAAATCGTGTTACAACTGCTGGTGTTCCCTCTACAAGATTTGTTGGACGTGCTTTTGGTCGCATAGCCATACTATTTCTTTCCTCCGAAAAACTTACTTACTGATCTCATTCCTATGCTGGCACTTGCGCCGTTAGAAGCTATGTATCTTGTTATAGCTGCAGGAGTACCAAATATTAATCCTTTAGTGTTGTCCATTGTTATGGCCTTGCTTTTGGACGCATTGGCTTAGGACGTGATTTAGGTTTAATAGATTTTTTAGGCGCAGATGAGTTTTTATCTTCTAACATAGCCTTTGCTAAAGTAGCATTAATAATTTCTTTATCCGCACGTAACTTTGCTTTTGCTGCTGCACCTTGTGCTTCTTTTATTTCCCTATCTTTTTTTGCTAGTCTTGCTTTAAGTGCTGCTGCAGTTACGGCTGCTCCACCAACTGCACCTACGCCTAATCCTTTTCTAAGTGTAGATCGTGAGTTAGCATTTAATGCCTGTGTAGGTTTTATCTTTTTAATATTAGCAGCTTTTTCTGCTGTTTTACCGCCATTCTTTTTAAGTAGATCGTCAGCATGTTTCTTACCTTCGGTAATAGCTTTCTTGGTAAACTTCTTTGCTGCAGCTTGCAGTCCTTTTTTTGCAATGAACCTTGCAACTACAGCGCCAGCTGCATAAATTAGTGGTAGTGGCATTATTTCTTTCCTCCGAAAAACTTAGATACAGAGCGCATACCAATGCTGGCACTTACGATACCACCCAATGAATACTGATACCAAGCTGGCATTACCTCAAGTGCGGTAAATCCTGCCTGTACTATTTGATTACCCCAGTCACCACAGAATGCAAGAATGAGCGGAATACTAAATAATAAAGTAATCCACTCATCTTTCCAGCTATTCTGAGTAGCTCGTATAGCTTCAATGTCCCAGTCAATCTCACCAGTAGCTTGCTTGACTTTAATTTCTGCAC